CCGTTTGCCCAGATGTCATGGTCCTTCAGCCATTGGAACAGCTCGAACCAGTTCGGGTTCTTCTTGATGCTGGTGACCGGCACGACGCCGAGTCGGATCATGCGCTGGACTTCGCCGCCCTGGACGAGCGGGACGAGCTTGGCGTGGGACCGGCGGGCGAGGCGGTAGAGCGGTTCGGTGATGCCCGGCAAGAGCACGAGCTGATCGTCGTAGACCGCGAGTTGCCGCAACACCCACTCGGGCGGCGGATCGAGGTTCCACGGGTTCTCGGTCGGATCGTAGTTCGTCATCGTCCGCCGACAGGGTTCTCGAACACCATGCCTTCCGGGTCGGCGATGTTGCTGCGTTCGACCTTGGGGCGCCCGTGCGTGACGAGATCGACGTGGCGGAGATGCGGCGGAAGCTGCGAGCGGTCGATCGCCTCGCCGGGCGCGCGCATGTCGATCGGATCGATCGGCGCGCGATCGGCCCACTCGACCACGCCGACGTAGCTCTGGAAGTCGCTCGGATCGTAAGGGTTTTCGGTGCCTGGGATGCGGTTCTGCACGATGGCGCGATCGGCGGCGATGCGCGACATGGGCACGCGCGCCGGATACGCGGGAATGATCCCCGTCTGGCCGTCGTAGCGCACCTGCAGCTCGCGATTCGTGCGGTTCACGACGGTTACGAAGTCCTGAACGAAGTGAACGGACATTGCGCCTCCGAACCTTGTGAAAACGCCCGCGGAAGCCCCGGCTGGTGGGCTCCCGCGGGCAAGACGCTCCCCCGGTCTAGGGAGCGATGAGGCTAGGGAGCCTGGACGACGATCAACGTCTGTCCGGTGATCCCGTCCAGCCGGCCGTTGTAGCCGGGGTGCTCGCAGTGGTACTGCTTCCGCATGCGGTACCACGCTTCGAACGCGTCACGTCCGCTCGAGCCCGTGCCGGCGCGGATGAAGACCTGTCCGTCTTCGTCGACCCACTTGCCCTTCTCGGTGACGAAGCACTCCCATCCGCTGTTGGCCTTGTCGAGCAGCATCAGCATGTCGAGCGGGAAGTCCCGGATCGTCTTGAACGGGATCTCGCCGACCGTGAGGTCACCCTGGGACATGGCGACCGTGCCAGCGTCCGGGCGGGTGAGGCTGTTCCCCGAATACCGGCGGTCGCCGGACATCAGGTTGATGTAGAGCCGACGCGTGCTGTGGTGCCCGACGAGCAGATCGATCTTGCCGCCGAGTTTCTGGTCGAGGACGTCGCTGACCTGCTGCATGACGTCGACGGAGAGCGGGCCGGTGCTCGCCTTCACGTACGACTGCAGCGCGCCGTACACGCTGCGGTCGATGCCGTGGTAGTTCTGGCGATACGTGCCGTCGTCGACGTGGGCAACCATGCCCCAGAACGCATGTTCGTACGACGTGTCGAGCACGTCGGTCACCGAGCTGTTGGCCGCCTGAACGATGTAGTCGTTGTCGGCGACGGTGGCGTCGGGTGCCGCGTTGAGGGTGATCGACAGGCCGTCCGAGGCGAGCGAGACGATCTTGCGGATGCCGGTTCGCAGGGCGCCGGTGGCCGGGTTGACGAAACCGACCCACTGGCCGACCTGGAAGAACCGGGTGCCGAAGTTGTCGTTGGTGATGCCGCCGGGCGAGTCGACGGTGACCGTGGCTGCGCCCGAGGGGGTGGCGTCGTCGACGAGCGCGAGCACGCCGCGGCCGTCCGAACACAGCGCGTACTCTTCCTTGCGCGCGATGTCCTTGATGATGCCGTCGAGCTCCATCTGCCGGGCACGCTTCCACGCGCCCTTCGACGACATCGTGTCGGTCATCGTCTCGTAGGTGAGCCGCACGCGCGCCATGAGCTTGCGCTGCGTGATCGCCCACTGGACGTGCCCGCGGTTGCCGGCGTCAGCGAACGCCGAGTCCTCACCGACGAACATCGGCGAGATGTTGCGGCTCACCTCGGTCGGGTACTTGACTTCGCGCCCGCCGGCTTCTTCGGTGGTGAACTTGAAGAGATCCTTGAAGGGATTCCGGTTGTTGGTCTGATCGCTGACCTGATCGCGAAACCAGTCCTTGTAAATCCCGTCGAGGGTAGTGCTGTCGGCTCCTGGCATGGGTGGACCCTCGGACGCGTTGGCGGATGGGGGTTACTGCCCCTGCATCGCGTTCCACGCGCCTTCGATGGCTTCGTCGAGCGAGGCCGGGGGCTTCGGTGGCCGGGCGGCCGGCGTCACGCTCGTCGCCGGTCCCGTGCGTGGAAGTCCCATCACGCGCTGCCCGCGGTTCTGAGCAGCGGCGAGCGCCTGTCGGCGCACCACGTTCACGAAGTCGTTTTCGAACCGACCGAACCACTCGGTCACGAGAGTCTTGTCGCCGCGGACGTAGCGTTGGAACGCCGTCTTGTCGGACTGCAGGTAGTCGATGAAGCCCTGTTGCGCGAGACGCTTGGCGAACGGGTTGATCTTCCCGCTTTCGTCAGAGAACACCTCGGCGAGCTTTTCATCGATCTGGCTGAAGGCGTTGGCCGCGAGCTGTTCGTTCGTCGCGGTCATGTGCCCTTGCACGGTGGGGAACTGCTCGATCATCGTCGAAACGGCTTGCGCGTTCTCGACGACGGCGCGCAGCTCGGGGAACACGGTCAACATCTGTTCCCTGATGCGGGCCACCTGGGGATCGACCGGCTGGCCCGGCTGGTTGCCGAGCGCCTGATTCAGCCCCGTGTGCATCCGATCGTAGTTGTTCGAGAGCTGGTCGATCCGCTCTTGAAGCTGACGGTTCGTTTCCTGCAGCGTACCGAGGTTCCGTGACACCTCGTTGAAGCGGTACGGAGGAATCCAGTCAGATCGGTCGGGATTGCCGAGTCCTTGGCGGTCGCCCTGGGTCTGGCCGCCGTCTGCTGGGGAAGCAGGTTGTGATCCTGCCGGATCGCCGCCGGTCTGCGCGGGCGCGCCGCCGGTATTCGGATCGATCATGTCGCTCATCGTTGTGCCCCTACCCTTGGTTGCGCGGTCGGTTCCGCGAGTGGCCTAGAACGGGAAAGAGGGTGCGCCAAAGCCTTGACGACTGTCAAGTTTCTGACGGCGTACACACGAACGCCCGCCTCGGGGGTGACTCCGAAGCGGGCGTCGTGCGGGGCGCGGTACGCTGGGACGGGGAGTTCCGGCGTGGCCTGAGTCTACACCGAAGCGTTCAGCGCGGGCCAGCGTTTTGCGCGCCTTCGCTGTTGCCACTCGGGACGTCGGCAGTTGAGCCTGACTCCGTGTTGGACTGCTCGAGCGCGCGGCCGACGCCTGGGGCGTTGCCGGCAGTGGGCGTCGGTGGGCCGGCCGCGGCCATTGCTTCGGCCTGCATCGCCTGCAGGTCCGCCTCGTAGTGGGCGGTGAAGAACACCTTCAGCACGGGGTACTGCTCGAACATCTCGCGGGCCTTGTCCGAGTTTGCCCACTTCTCATGCTCGATGACGTGCACGGTGGCCTTGTGCCACGGTTCGCGCTCGAGCGGGCTGAGGGCGGGCAACACCGGGGGCGGCGCGGTCATCGGCAGGCCGGCGGCGGCCATCGGGCCGGCCTGGGCTTGATACGCCATCATCGCCTGCTGGTGCTGGGCGACGGCTTGCTCGAGCATCGGAATCTGCGCCTGCAGTTCCGGCGATTCCGCCCACGCCTCGAACGCATCCTGTTGGGTGAGCGCAGCCTTGACGTTGGAGTCGAGCGAGGGCATCAGATCGCTCAGGCCGAGCGAGCCGAGCACGGCGTACTGCTGCTCGGGATCCTGGGCGTTGATCATGCCGAGGTTGTTGGCCTGCTCGATCGCGGCGCGGCGGCCGAGTGACGTCTTGGGGATCTGGCTGCCGTCTTCGACGTGGATCTCGACGGCGCCATGGAGCGAGGCGTTCTCGAAGTGGCGGAACGAGAAACCGCGGTTCGGTCGTGCGACGTTGATGATCCGCTCGGTCGGGCCGAAGGTGCGTTCGAGTTCCAGTGCGATCGACATCCACTTCCGATACGCCTCGCCGCGGCTGTTGAACACGGTGGTGAAGCGGCTTTGCTGGCGTTCGACGAGTAGCTGGAGGGCGGAGAACGCTTCGACGCCGGCCGGCTTGCTGCCTTTCAGCACGTCGTACGTGCCCATCGCCTGCTCGAAGTCTTCGAGGTATTGCTGGCGGAGCTGGAACAGGCTCGAGGGGATGTTCTCGCCCTGGATGCGCTCGGGCTTGGCGCCGCCGCTGGCGAGCGCGTTGTACCGCACCACGATGCCGGGCTCGCCGGTGAACTGCTGGACGTCGCTGCCCTTCGGCTCGAGCCAGATCGGGTTCGAGACGCGCTGCACGATCATCTGCATCATCGAATCGAGCTGGTTGATCTGATCCTGTTTCTGGATCGTCGGATCGACCGCGGCTGATCCGAGCAACCGGCCGGGAACGGGCTGGTAGCTGAGATGAATGAACGTGAAGAGCGGGTCGCCCTGCTTCGTCTTGAACGGGAGGGGGCCGGGGCGCTCGGTATCGCTCTCGAGGATGATCGGATCCGGGCCGTCGCCGGCCACGCGCAGCCACAAGCCCTCGGGAAACTCTTCGGTCGGCTTCAGGTGCAGCTCGTACTCCGCGCAGCCCTCCGTGATGCCGGTACCGGCGGCACCGAAGTAGGTGGCGCGGCTCTGAATGTCGGTGTGCGTCGAGAGCGCCTGAATCAACTGCAGCGAGTGATCGCTGGGGCTCTTCCCGAACGGCAAGGTCGGCACGAGCGACTTGTGGAACGCTTCGTAGTAGCGCTTCGGGCGCCACTGCATTCTGAGGCAGCCCGGCACGTGCTCGAAGCTCTGGTAGATGTGCGGGACGACTACCTCGAGCGGGCTGAGCGCGAGTGTTCGGCCGCGCCCGTCGCGCACCGTCTCGACGACCGGCTGACCATCCGGGCCGACTGCCGCCTTGAACTTCTGCTGGCCGCACTTCGGGCACACGTTCTTCGAATCGACGATCTGGGCCGGGCTGGCGACGAAGCCGCAGGCTTCGCACTGCTCGAACGGAATCACCACCTCGCCGTCCTGGGCTTCCTTGTCCCAGTGGACGTAGAGGAACGCGTTCCCGGTGATGATGTTCCACAGGTCCGCGACTCGCATCGTCGCGTCCATCTTGTGTTCGGCGTGGATGAACGGGGCGATCAAATCGACCAGTTCGGCGGTCGCGACGTTGCCGGCATCGTGGCCGACCGGGCGCGCGTTGACGGCGAGCTGCACCGCGGAGAACATCGAGAGCAGCGAGTCGACACCATCCTTGACCTTGTTGGTGACGGGCCGCGGCACCCAGCGCGCCATGCGCTTGTCGGTCCACTGGCCGGTGCGCCGGTCGTAGTAGATCCACTGCCGGCCGGCGGTGTAGAGCAAGTTCCGCCACCACAGACGCTCGAATACCCAGCGCTGATCGGTCGCTTCTTCCTTGAACTGCTTGTACACCTCCAGCATCCGTTTGCGGTTGCTGTCGGCGTAGGGGTCAGAGGGCAGGATCGCGGCCGATCGGCCTTGAAGCGGCGCCGTGACGGGCGGGGCGGCGGGCGTGCGGTCGGGCATGGCGCCCGGATCAAGGATGTCGGACATGACGCGCACTCCTTACGAGGGGCGGGACGACGGCAGTTCGGGCTCGCTCTCGTCGTCGTCGCGCTCATCGCGGAACAGATCGACCAGAGCATGCAACCGGCTCTCGGGATCGTCAGGCATCGCGGTGCCTGCGCCTTGCACGGGCGGCCCGCCGGGCATGACGGCCGGCGGTTGCAGCTTCGACTCGATGATCGGTGCGGGGAAGTGCGTGGGCGGGCCAGCGCGTTCGATCAAGCGACCGATCAGGTCGGCGCGTTCGACTTCGATGCCGTTGAGTCGCACGCGCGCCCACTCGAAATCGCGCTGCGCGGCGGCAAGCTGCTGCTTCACCTGGGTCATCTCCGAGCGTTGAACCGCTGCGGCGATGCGGGTTTTCGTCAGTTCGTCGGTGAGGTACGCGATCGTCGCGGCCTGCTGTTCGATCTGCTTCGTGAGCAGGGCGAACGTCGCGGCCTGGGCGGCGTGCGTGACTTCGAGCTGGTGAGTGAGGCGGCGGAACATCATGCGTACTCCAGTTCTCGAATCGACGTGAACATTTGGTCGATCGGGCTCAGATCGCGCGACCAGTCTATGACACCTTCTTCGCGGCGTTGCAGCCGTTGCTCGCGTTCCCACGCCCAGCGGCTTTCTTCGGGCACGACGCGTCCCTGGCGCTCGATGACCTGAATCCGTGCCTCGGGGAGCTGCGGCCACGTCATCAACGCGTAGCGCAGCGCGTCGACGAGATCGTCGTCCTTCTTGTAGGGTTCTTCCTTGCGTTTTTCGCCGGTCCCGGGCGCCACGTTGTCGCGCCAGCGGTACGACGACATCTCTTCGAGCAGCATCGGCACGCGCGGGCCGACGAACCGGATCCCCTTCGTGTGCATCCACGACAGGGCGCGCTGAATGCCGGCCTGGACGTTGTTCTCGGCCGCGGACGCCATGATGCCCATCTGCGCGAACTCGATCTGCGCCTGCACCGCGCTGCGGTCGATGCCCCAGCGGATGTCACCGTGGCCGGCCCGCCAGCCGTTCAGGCGCGCGCCGTGGTCGATGAACGACGTCATTCGCTTGCAGTACTCGTCGACGACCACGAGCCCTTGCGGAGTCGCCACGATCTTCACCGCCGCGAACGGATGGTCGGCGCCGGGGTCGAGCCCGACGATCACCGGCCAATCCGAGGGGATCATCGGCCACGTCGGGATCCACTGCTTCACGTCCTCTTCGTTCCAGACCAGCTTTTCGAACTTGCCGGCGTAGATCGCGCCCTGGAAGTTGACGAACTCGGCTTCGTATTCCTGGGCGAACCACTCCGGATCGGAGGTGGCGCGAGCGTCGTCGATTTCCTCGCGATACGCGGGGTCGGTGTGGAAGAGGGGGTTGTCGATCGTCTTGTAGCGAACGGCCCAGTACCCAGGGCGGTGGCGCGGCCCGTCGAGCGCCGGTCGGTAGAACGTGTTGTAGACCCAATCGAAGCCGTTCGGCGACGTCGTGGCCCAGCAGATCCCGAGCTTGTCGGAGAGCGCCGGACGCACGGTATCCCAAACCTTCGGGCGGATCGCGCGGGCTTCGTCGAGCCACAGCCAATCGAGGCCGACGCCGCGCATGCGCTCTTCGTCTTCGGCCGAGAGGAACGCGATCGTCGAGCCGTTGATCAGATACGCCTCGTACTTCGATTCGCTCCAGCCGTGGCGGTCTGGGCGCAGCCACGATCGGGGCAACACCTTGAACACGGCCGGAATCACGTAACGGTGCAGGTCGCCGTAGGTGGGCGCGACACACCATCCGAGCGTATTGGGCTCGGCCGCTTTCTTCACCGCGGCCACACCGCCGATCACCGTCTTTCCGCCGCGGCGTCCGGAGATCAGCGCGTAGCGGTGAAAGGCGTGTCGGCCGACTGGCGTGCGAAGGTCGAGGGCGGAGAGAAAGGCTTGCTGGTAGGGGTTGTGAAGCAGCGTGAACTGCTCACGCGCATTCGCCTGCTGGACGCGACTCATCTACTTGCCGCGGGCGATTTCTTCGAAGGTGCCGTTGCCGTAGCGGTAGCCGAGTCGTTCGCCTGGGTTGGGCCGCACGTCGCCGATTTCCCCGATGAACGGCACTTCGCGGCCGGCGCGGTCGATTCGGACGGGCTGGCGCCCGGTAGCTCGCTCCCATGAACGGCGTCCGAGGGATTCCATGGACGCCGCGCTCTCGCCGCTCGCGTTGATCCGCGGGCCAAGCTGGCTTGCCTCGTCGACCACGCCGACCACATCGTCGGCCACGGTGCGGGCGCCGCGTAGCGCTCGCATCATCTCGTCTTGCATCGACATCATGCCGCCGATCGCGCGGGGTGCCTTGGTGATGGCGGTGCCCACGGCGATGGGACTCGTGCCCATGACGTCGAGCGCCGGGTCCGTCACGGCGTTCTTCAGCACGGTCAGTGCTTGTTTCCAGTAGGGATCAGCGGGGTTGCGGGGTTCCGGCGGCTTCACATTGGGCAACAGCGCGACGGGCATGGCGACCTCGCTCGAGTACGAGGGTGCGGCACGGCTCGCGCGCAAAGCGCTCCCCAGCGTGGCACGCACGGGAGTGTCGCACCCTCAGCGGGGGATTCTACCGCTTCCGCTTCGACTTGCAAGCCATCGGGCACCTCCTGTGTGTTTCACGGGGAACGTTCCGGGGGCGTCTCTCCGCCCTGTCACGCCTGGGTGGCCGGCGGCGTTCCCTCTCGCGGGGTTATCCCTGCTCAGGAGAAACTACGATGGTTTCCTTGACCTCGTGCCACGTCTTCCCGCCGTCCAGCGACCGGGCGATGGGTTGGTCCGCGGCGTTGCGCTTCTCGAGGACGGTGCCGGGAGGGTAGTTGCGCTCGCGTTCCCAGCGCGTTCCTGGCTCGGCTTTCGGGTTGTACCAGACCTGCAGTTCGAGCTTGGCGTCCTGTTCCATCTGCAGGATCCGGCGGTTCAGCGCGTCCGCGCGGCCGATGTGCTCTCGGGCGTGACGATCGGCGTCGGCAAGGCTGCGAGTCCGCTGGTCGACGGCTTCGTTCATGAGCAGTCGGCACTCAGATTCGTTCGCGCGTGCCTTCGCCAGTTCGTCGCGCAACCGCTGCAGCTCGGCGCCGATCGCCTTGCGCTCTTCTTCGACGCGCTGAAGAGTCGCCGAGTGGGCGTTCATCTCTCGATCGGCTCGAACGGCTTCGCAGTAGCCGTAGTGGCGGATCGAGGCGACGTTGACGATTCCGCGCAGCACCCGCCATGCCTCGACGATGCGCTGGCGGAACGGCGCTCGCAGACCAATCCCGACGCGCAGCGCTTCTCGAGCCGTTTCCAGCTCAAGTTGCAGCGCTTCGACGCAGCGCTGGAGTGAGTCTGAGGTGTCCGTGACGGCCGCATGGATTTCGCGGGCCATCTTCAGCGGATGTACGCCGTTGATCTCCACCTTTGGCGCCAGTGTCGACAGCGGGCCGAGCGCCTGTTCGAAGTCGTCGAAGAGCGCTTCGGTCTGCGGGCCTGGGTAGCTGCGAGGTTCAGAAGCCATCCAGATCCTCCGGCTTCTTCGCAGGCTCGGGCTCGAGTGCTTCGCCGGCCTTGGCCCACGCCTCGCCCGGCTTCAGGTGCTTGGTCGCCTCGAGCTGTTCCGCGGTCAGGTGGACGGCGCCGACGAAGCCGGGCGGCAGCGACGGATCGCTCACGATCGGGTTGCCCTGGAACGTGCCCTCGTAGCGGATGGTGCTGGCAGGTTCGCCTGAGAGTGGCGAGACGGGGATCGCGGCCACGCGGGCGCGCGTCTCGAGGTCGTTGTCGATCGCTTCGGCGATCCGCTGCTGCATCGCCGCTTCGATCGCCGCGCTCGCTTCCGCCTCGGTCAGCTCGCGGGACAGTTCGCCGGCCTCGTTGTTCTCGGCGATGAGCGCGTCGATGACGTCTTGCGGCGCGGTGGGTGTCTCGTCGTCGTGCAGCGCGTTCTCGAGCGCTTCGGCCTGGGCCGCGGCTTCGGCTTCCTGTTCCTTGCCGATTTCGTAGGCTTCGCGGGCGAGCGAACGTGGCTCGGCCTTTCGCGCGGCTTGCTGTTCCTGGACCGGCACCGGCCGGTTGAATGCACTCTCGGTCATCGGGTCACCCCTTCGGGTCTGCTGCTGGTGGTGGCGGATACGCCTCAGCCTGCCGGCGCATGACTTCCTCGAACAGAGCCTCCGCCTCGGGCTCGTCGACGCCGCACGCGCACCGAATCAGCGCAACGTGCTGGGCTTTGGTCCCTGGGAGCCCGGTCATCGCGAGCCGGGCCTGTCGGAGCTTGTAGATCCAGCTCACCGTAGCGTCACCGTCGCGCCGACGCGCGCCGAGAGAATAGTTTCGTACCGCTTCACCTCGGCTTCCGCTTCGTCGGCAAGCGCCTTGATGTACTCCTCGGTCGTGATGATGCCCTTGGCGATGAGCAAGCCGGCGAGCGCCGCGTGGTCGGTGGCGCGGAGGTTGATGCCGACGCGGAGATGCTTTGGGGTGCCGCTGCTCGGGTCATGTTCGAGGTCATAGGCCACGCCGGTTTGCACGGCGTGACTCGCCCGTTCGTAGCGTTCAACGTCGTCCACGGTTCACCTTTCTGCTGCGCTGCTGCTGCTGGCGCCGCGCCTTGCGCTCGGCGTTCCGCCGGTTCCGGCTCTTCACCATCGCCGACAGCTTCTTCAACGCCGCCAACGGCCCCTGCACGAGATTCGCCGCCGGCACGCCCGCGGCCTGGGCCTGCTCTTTCGACTCGTAGATGTTGCCGGTCCTGGTGTCCATCAGTGCCCCGCTTGATTGAACGTGTTGCCGTCGATGTTCGTGATCCAGCCGCCCTGCGCCGGGTGGTCGAGGGCGAGATGTAGGTTCGCCCGGTAGTACGCGACGAACGCATCCTCTTTGATGGGCACGCGGGCGGAGATCCGGCGCATCGGCACCGCCGTCCGCGGTTGTCCAAGGAACGGCGCCCACGCTGCCGTCGCGAGTGTCGCGAAGAGCTGGCGTCTCGTGAGAATCATCGCCCCTCCTGCGCGGCGGTGGGGTGGGCCTCATTGAGCAGGGCGGCCTGTAGCTCCGCACGGGCCTGCGCCACCTCGGCCTCCAACCGCTTCACCTCGTTTGTCAACCGCTCATTCGCTTGTTGCAGCAGGCCATCAGGGTGCAGGCCAACGCGGTGCGTGTGCGCCACCTCGGCGCGGGCGGCATCGCACGGACCGCACCGTGGCGTAGTCATCGCTTATCCCTCCATTCGCGCCCACAGCGTTTACAGGTGAGGTGCGGGTGGCCGTCGTGATACCGCACCCGCACGCCCGCGTGCCCACGCATAGCGCACCACAGTTGCCGTAGAGTCATCGCCCCTCCTGCGCGGGTGGCGCGAATGCCTCTTGGCACATCGGGCACGCGTCCCAATGCTCGCGGCTGTCGGGATGCCCCGCGCACGCCTGCCGCAGCAGTTCGTGTGCCGCGCTGCTCGTCGCGACCTTGACCAACGTCGCATGCGCCTCGGGCGTGATCGCGCCGTCGCGCAGCAGGTTGTCGAGGATCTGGCCTTTCGCCGCGTCGTTCAACGCATGCGGGTTGCCCGGATGCATCGCGCTACTCGTCGTCGAACGCGCAGAGATCGCGAAGGTGGTCCCGCATCTTGGCCGCGATCTCTTCAGCGTCCGACACGATATCCTCAGCGCGGTTGTTCAGCTCGCCGCCAAAGGTCAGCGTGTCCATGTTCGAGTTGCGGATCAGCGCGCCCATCGCCTCGATCGCGCATCGCTGATAGAACTCCTGCTCGTTCATGGCCGTTACTCGACGACGAACCAGTCGTCGGCCAAGAGGTCCGTCTGCGAAGCCAGCCAGGGCACGCGCTCGACCTTCATGGCCTCGAGCACAGGCGGGTAGTTCAGGAACACGTACGGGCGGGTCATCTTGCTGAACTCGTCCGGGACTTGCAGCTCGAGCCACAGCCCCTTGCCGTTCCAGCCGTGCCGGGCCACGCGGCGCCCCTGCCGCATCGCCTCGATTGCTTCGCCGATACTCAACCCTTCACGCATGGTGTCGTCTCCCCGTGGATGGCCTGCCCAGCGCAGGTTTCGACACCCTACACCCATCCGCAATCGGCGCGCAATGCCAGAGATTTGACACTCAGGCGCGCGGTTCGCCCGCCGTCACGACCACCGGCGGCGCCTCGTCCGCCGGCACGGGCTCGGGCTTGGGCAGCCTGGGCACGCCGACCACACTGCCCACCGCCACGGTCGCGCCCGGCGTCCCGGGCAGCACGTTGATCTGCAGGTTCAGCACCGGCGGTCCCGCGTTCGCCGGGTCGCCCGTGCCCGTCACGCCCTTCGGCCCCGGCTCCTTCCGCCCCTTCCGCAACGGCCCCCGGCCGCGCAACAGCTCCTTCGCCATCGCGGTATCGCCGTCCAGCACCGCCCGATACGCCAAGTCCGCCGCCGCCGGCACGGCAAACTTGTCGAGGAACTGTTCCGTCTCCGCCACCATGTCGGCGTCGATGCCGACCGCGAGCCACGCGCGCACCCGCTCTTCCGGCTGCCCCATCCGCTCAGCAATCATCTGGAACGTCCAGCCGCGCGCGCGCAACGCCACCACGACACTCGCCGCCGCCGCTTCCACCGCTTCGGTCGATTGCCCCACCTCGGCGTCAATCTCCCGCACCAGCGCTTCGAGGTCGGTCATCGTCGGCCGCGGCACCACCTTCCCGGCGGCCACCAGGGCGGCATCGCGCCGTCTCGTCGAGGGTCTGCCGATGGCTTTCTCCGCCTTCTCCGCCCGTGCCGCCGCCAACTCCGCTTCCGTCATCCGCGCCATTGGCCCCCCTTATGCTTCCCCACACGCCATGCCACGGCGAAAGACCGGCGAACCACGCGATTTCTGCCCATCTTCCGCTATGTAAAACTTTCCTCTTGACAAGCACTTTCTACCTAGAGTCTTGTCTTCGAACCCACCCCGGTCGTCCGCTGCCCGGTATCGCTCTGCCCCGCATCCTACTCCACAAGACAAGGGCGCGCCTAGGAGGGGGCGAGCGGAGCGACCCCCCGACGACGGACTCGGCGATCGTGCACGTACCCTCGGCCACAACCACGCGGTGTTCCGGGTAGTCGCTACGACCCCTGGCCTTTGGTGACACCTCCGTCCGCACCGGACCCACTCAGCAGAAAAAACGCGTGTTCTTCTGTTTCTTCTGTTTCTTCTGTTTCTTCGCGCGACGCATTGATGCCGCACACTCCCTGAAATCCTCCCGTTCTCCACACCCTCCCGCCGTCCCTCACTGCCCAACCCTCCGATTTCCCCAGATTGGAGAGAAGGGACCGTTGCACGCCGGCAATGGGACTCCCGCGCGAGGGGGTTCCCCCCTCCCTGCCTCCGCCTGGGCGGCGGCTGTGCGCTCGAGGCCGTGTGCGGCGTGTGCGCCGTAGCCGATAGGACACTCAACATAATCGACCTTATCGGACGCACGCGCACGATTGCCCTTTAGAATCAACGACTTACAGACTACAGCGCGCACGGTCGGTCTAATCCTTCCATGTCGATACCGCCGGGGATACCGCTATCGCTGTCGGTGGGCCTATCGAGGGGCCAGCGCGCACGGGTCACACGACATCGGCGCCACGGTGCCGGGTCGGTGCAAGTCGGGCATTCGAGGCAAGTCGGCATTTGCCACGGTCCCGAGGTCTGTCGCCGATGATGGGTTCATCCTTCCATCGGGCTCCGGGTGGGCTGTGCTGCCGGGAAGTCTGCCGAAAACGTGACGGGAATACCGGGTTTGCGAGACTTGCGGGTGTCAAGGGTTTGGCATGCGGGGAGTTGTGGCGGGTTGCGTGGCGTGCGGTGTTGGTATGTTTTCGGCACATTGGGCAGTCGGGCCGCGTGTGGCCGACAGACAAGGGGGTCGCCGATGATGCGGGAACGTCTCGATTCGTGGTTCTGGAGCCTGCCGGGTGAGGTGATGGCGGGGTTGTGCACGGTGGCGGTGGCTCCGTGGTGGTGGCTGGCGGTGCGGCTGTGGCGGGGGCTGTGATGGGGGAGCGCTTCCACGTGGTCAAGCTGTCGGGGGAGGATGCCGCCGAGCTGCTGGTGTTGGTGCCTGGGGGCGTGTGGGCGCCGATTGAGTTTCTGCCGGCGGCGTGCCGATATGAGCGGCACGTGGCGGAGCGGTGGCTTGGGGAGCTGCCGGGGGCGTTCATGGTGCGGGCGGCGTGTGAGTGCGCGCGGTGTCGGCGGAGCGCCGCATCGGCGGAGCGCGGGGAGTTCGTGCGGGGACTGCAGGCGAAACAGGCCGGGCGCGTGGTGGTGGTGTCGTGATGCCGCGCACGGGACAGGGCAAGCGGATGTGCGGTTGGCAGACGATACAGACGGTGCCGTATGCCGGCCCGGTGGCGAAGCCGGGGCGGGAGAATCCCGCGGCGCACGGGGGCGTGACGTTGCGACAGACGCGCGTCCGGGCGTGGGGCCGGGGCGAAGTGCAGGGCCGGGAGGTGAACGCGAACGGCGTGCATGTCGAGATCGGGCCGACCTATCCCGTCGTGGCGTTCCGCTGGGGGGCGAAGTCGTGAGCGTGCGGGCCTGGGCGCCGATACCAGCTCTGGTCGGTGGTGACGGCGTGGGGCTTGGGGGGCGCGCGGGTGTGCGAGGTGCAAACCTGCCAGCGTTGCGGCTGCCGGCGGGAGCGCGTCGTTGATCGGGAGCGGCCACGATCGGGGCAGTCGTGGCGTTACTACGGGAGCAAGGGGGGTGATCGTGGGTGACAGACAAGCGGCGTGTAACGGTGTTCGAGGCTGCCGCGTGGGCCGTCGCGTTGGCGGCGTGGTCGGTGTTTCTGGTCTGGGTGGCGCGCGAGCTGGCGCGGTAGGCTGGCGCGTGGCGCGTCCGGTGGGGCCGGGGCGTGCGGTCTGGTTCGGGTTCCGTCCGGGGCGCGTGGTGTGGCTCTCGCGTCCGGATGCGGCGGTCGTGTTCGGGGCGCGCGAGTCGGCGCGTCGGTTCGCGGATGCCTTCGGGGGGTGGGCGGAACGGGTGCGGTAGTTCTCTCAACGGCGCGTCTGCCGGCCGGCGGGTGTCTGGTGCGAGCGGCGCGCGTTCAATCTGAAGGGTGACGAAATGGCTACAGTGTCGAACGGGCAAAACATCATGACGGCGGCGAATCAGTGGGCAAGCCGGCCGGCGGATGAGCGGTTCACGTCTCTCGACGCGCTACAGGCGGCGTGCGATAGCGATCGGGCGGCGAGTGTCGAGAAAACCGTGGCGGTGCGGGACGTGCGCGCGGTGGTGCTGGATAGCGGCGCGGTGGGGCTGCAGGGGCAGACGTCGGCGGCGAAGCTGAATCACTATTCCTTCGGGCAAGTGGCCAGCGTGGCGGGGGCGCCGGGCGGCTATCTCCGAAGCCTGACGCCGGATCTGGCGGTCCAGTGCATCAATCATGGGTTCGAGCGGCTGAGCGAAGCCGGCCGGCGTGAGGCTCACAAGCTGCTGCTGCGGCGTCCGGAGGATGGCGCGGGCCTGGGCACGGTGCGGGCGCTGACGTCGACGTCATACGCGCGGGTGTGGGATTCGCAAGTATGCAATGCGGCGCGTCGGCTGCAGGATGCGGGGTTCGCGTTGCCGCTGGATTGGTCCGGCAAGCCGGCCGGCGCGTACCGTGGCGATCGGGATTCGTTCGTGTTCATGACGAACGGGGGATCGATCGTGGAAGATCCTACGCTGCGGGCGGCGTGGTCGGGCGGGTCGGG